GAATCATAGAACTCATCCATTGCAGGAGTAGATAGACGCAGATCCAATCTAGTAATCTTAGTCATGTCTACTGCTAATTTTTCTGGTGTGATTCTATCTTGCACTACATACAAAGGATAATTACGTAAGCCATACTGATCTAATCCAGAGTTAAAGTTCTGATCATCTTCAGTAGTACCTACTGGTGTAGTTAGTCTGCTGAATACTTTTGTGAATGGTAAAATCAAACTTACTGATTTGTTTCTACCAGGTGGTGCAATTAAAACTATAAAGTTGTTAGATCTAATATCATAGTTAGCCATTGAGTACCACACACGTCTACCCATGGCTCCAGCTACAGCACTCAATGCACTCCACTGTGCAAAAGGTTTAGGTATTGGACTGCCTTTGATAGCATCTGCTGATGCTTGTATAAAGTCTGTATAGTTTCTACTCATGTGGTTTCCATTTCTTCATGTTCTTCCAATCGAGACCTGTCTCACAATCAGAAGGAATTATCATTTCTCTGCCGCCTACTTGCATGGGATTTTTCATGCGCTCTAATATCTTAGGAATGATATCAGCTTCTGTGCCAATAGGAAACTGCCCCAAAATAGCATCATGTACTTGTCCTAGTACTTCAACGCCTTCATCTTTTAATTCATTCCACACACGATACAATCCTATGTTTAATAAATCCCCAATGGTAGACTGTGGTACATACGCAATAGCTTTACGTAATGTTGTGGCATCATCTAGTCTGCCCCAAAATTGTCTACGTCTACCTAATGGAGTTGTAAGTGTGCCCTCTAATTGCAACTGCTTCGCAGTCTCATCATGCCACTTACGTATGCCTGGAAACGCTCCTTGTATTCTGACTAAGGAAGATGGGCCAGTCCCTATAATCGTGCCCCCATCAATTAGTTCTTGGAAACCACCTTCCTTATCTTGTTTGTGCCATCTCTCCAGTGATGACAACGCAATCACTCCACCATAGTAAAGTAATTGAAACCTCGTTGCGTGTGAGATCTTTATCTTTAAATGTCTACCTAAAGATGTAGCTGATAGACCATAGTTAGTTCCATGACCTGCTCGCTTACACATATCTCTGTAGCTAAAGTGTCCAATGTAAGGACGATCTGCTAGCTCTCTGTTCTGTGCAAGATCAGAAGACCAACCCATATTAGGCCATACCATTTTAACTACTTGGGTATGTAAGTCCTCACCTTCACACGCATTAATGTATCCCTCATCTCCAGCAACGTAAGCTGTAACCCTAGACTCCGCCTGTTCTAAGTCAGCATAAAATAATACATTGCCTTCATCGGGTACAAATATTTCGCGCATATCTTTTGTAATATTCTGTAGATTAGTTCCCGTACCCCAAGGACTTTCTGAACTTGCCCATCTACCTGTCTCTGTACCTGCAACTTTAAATGATGTACGCAACCTGCCATCATCATCTCGATCACAGTTTAAAATATTTAATTGTTTGTCTATATCTCTTAGGGATAAGATAGCATTACAGAAAGGACGAGCACGTGGATATTCTTTACGTAAATGTTCTAGTGCTTCCTTATCTGTTGATACTTTTTGTTTACCTTTAGTGTATGCAATTACTGGTGGTAAGTTAAGCCACTCATATAAAAAACTTTTTAATTGTACAGGACTATTGTGATTAAGATCTTTATCCCATACTGCATTAGCAAATAGATTTAACATGCGCTCAACCATAACTCTATTCTTGACAAGGGGGGCCCGGATTACTCCTGCCTTCATCTCATCAACCTTTAGTCCACGCAACATCATACTGAGTGCAGGCTTTAAACTGTTAAGTTCGAACTGATATGTATTCTTAGTTGTATCGTCTAATTCTTTTGATAGCTTTGACCATATCTCACTAGTGAGTGAGCAGTCTAGTCCGCAATATACCCAAAGAGTTTGTTCCTTATTTAACTCTTGAGTTGCTATCTCCGTGTTCTTGATTATCCTCATCATCCCTCTCCTGTGTGGTTTCAATAAGTTTGTTAATAAACCATTTAGCTTTTTCTAAATCTTGTATTGGTTTCTTCTTGTGTTCATAACGCCATAAATATTTCATGGCTGATCCTTGTAAGTAATATTTAAATCCCTCTCCTTGACAAGCCTTGATTGCATCAATGCAACCTATGTCTCCCTTGTTGTAATGAGACGGAAAGTTTACTGGGTCTTCGTTTCTTTTTGCTTTTATCTTTTTAACTAGTTTAGTCATTTCTTTTACGCTTGTCATTTGATACCCCCATTATATAAAAAAATTCTTCTCTCGATTTCTTTGCATCTAACATAGCAAAGTCACATATTAATTCAAAATCTTCTTCATCATTAAACAACCACTCGATTGCGTCTTCTCTAAACTTTATATACTCTTTATCTACACCAGTGTACGCAATGTCTTGCATAGCTTGATCAAGTACTGAACGCCACAATACTACTTCATTCTCTATCGGAATGTACTCTTCCTCTAACGGCTTTGCCGCAAAGTATTGGGGACGTTTCATAAAAGTTTATTCCTCTGCTTTGGTACTCTTAGAAAAACTTGTAAGGTTTTTCCATGCTCCCTCATTAGTGTAGATAGATCCCAAGAACCCTAATCCTTTTTCCATTTCTGGCTGGAGAGAATGTTGTGCATGCATAGTGTCATGTACAGTTCCTGCTACATCTATTCCGTATTTATAACTCAACCAAGACACATCATAAGTTTGATTCTGTGCTACCTTAGTTATCTTTTCATCTTGTAATAAGCTAGCTATCTCTTTCCAGATAGTTATCTCTGTAGTGTAATCGTAGAATGCTTGAGACTTTTTTGTAATGTCTCTGAATGGTACAACCATTGATCGTTTAGGTGATGGTGCAAATCCTATGCAAGTTATCTCACCACTCGCTGTCTCAATATCAAATGATAAAGGATTGTCCTCACTGTTTTCTTCTCTGCATTCTTTAAAGAATTGCACAACCTCTTCGTAAGTAGGCTCTATGTATATCTCTCTTTCAGTATTTTCTATATCCCTGGTTGTAGATTCTTGTACTGCTTTCTTTAAATCACTTACTACTGTAGGTCTGAATGAATAGTTTTTAAGAACTGCAAACGGACTGTATGTTGGCATGATCTTGTATGGTCTGTGCAAGTTACCTACGTTTGAATATGTTAATGCTCCTCTATAAGATCCTATCTTATCTATGTTTGTTAATGCCCACAGACCCAAGCCTCCCATAGTAATTATAATATTAGGATTGAAGTCGTTGATCTCTTTGTATAGTCTTTTAATATCTTGTTCATAGTCTTGTTTTAAAAATCCGTATTGAGAAGGAGAATAGTTTGACTGCCACTCCCCTTCTTTCTTGATAGCCTTATACTCATTCCTCTTATGGAAAAAGAACTGAGCATTTTCTTGTGCTGGCTTCAGTTGAAATGCATGAGTGAGCATAACAGATTGTGCGTCTATGCCTGCGAGTGCGCACATGGGATTCAATACTTGCTGTATGCCTCCTGTATTTATTTTGTTAAGTCTAGATTCGGTAGTCGTAGGATATTCTAAAACTATGCAAATAGAATTCCCAGAATCTGGAATCTGTGACTCAACCCGCTTATGTACTGCGTACTCACTCATGCTATCACAAACTACTTATTAATAATCTTTTTAATAGAAGCTTGTAATATGTCTTTGTTCTTACCAACCATCTCGTGTTTCACAACACCAGAAAAAGACTGGCCGATTGCTTGTTCAAGCAACTCTCCAAAAGATTGATCTTGATCCATCTCTAAAGCATCTGTTAAGAAGCTCTTCAAAGACATCGCTGGATTCTTTTGTTTCATAGCATTAGGTGTTGCCCAATACTCTAGTCTTGTTGGTTCTGCATTAGCTATATCAGCCGCATCCAAATCTGATTGAATAACTCCTGTAGCTTTTACATTTATCTTCACTAACGGAGTTTGGTTCTCACCTACTCTGTCTGAACGATAGCTAGTAATTACAAAATCGTAACTACCCTCTGGTAAAGTAACCGTTTGTGGTACTTCATTTGGTGACATACTTAAAAAGTCACCCACGTCTGATCCTGTCATGGTATATACCTCCTATTTTGACATTGGTTTTGACAACTTCTTCTTCGCATTCCCTTGAATTGCATCAAACAATTTCGCAAGATCAAGCTCTGTGTTAGGTTCTAATATATCTAACGCAGGAACTTTAAGATCCATTCGATGATCTGATACAGTTCTTAGAGAACGTTCTGTGCCTTTGCTTGAACTCTTAGTGTCCACTCTACAAACACAGTTAAAGTATCGACCCAATTTTGTAGATAGCTTTGAGCCGACACTAGTTGGATATGATTTACTCACACCCAAATCCCCTTCCATGTATTGCATGTGCGTTGTCACCACTACATTACACGGAACTTCTGAACCAGTTATATATTGTATGAGGTGTTGCACATCTCGTGCCGCTGTTCCCCACTCTGGTTGAGATGGTTGTTCGGTTGGTTTCTTATTGTTGAATACTAATGCACTACGTAATGCTGACTCACCCATAAGAGTGAGACTATCGATTACAAGTACATCGTCTTTAGTCCAAGTTTTTACTGAACCAAAGTCTTCGTCTCCATCTTTCCAATTAGCAATTAAATTTGCCCCCTTACGAAAGGCTTCCGCCTTACCGATTGGATCTTTAAGGGTTACATACGATACACGACTGACTCCTTCTGGAGTTAGCAGGTCTGGTAATATAGAAAGACCATCATCGTAATCAAGTATACGAAGATTCTTCCCAGCATTAGCTAATGAAGCTAGTGCCGCAGTCTTACCAGATCCACTATCGCCTACCAGTAATAGTTTAGTTACATCTGTTGATGCATGTTCTTTAATGCTTGCCATATCTT